AAGAGAGTTGTTGATGGTGTCCAAACTGCCAATTGGGGAGTTGATGGGCAAATGGTCATCAATAGTACCATACAAACAGGTTCTTCAGGAAGGAATGTTGACCTTGTAATTGTAGATAGTCATGCAAATCATGAACATCCAGAGTTTTGGAGAGATCCTGCTAGTAATACTGGATCTAGAATGAACCAAATTGATTGGTTTCAGTATTCAGCTAATATAGGTGATAGTAATGCTGCTGGAAAAACTTATACTTACAGTGCTACTGGATATGGTAATCCTGGTCAAAGTAACCACGGAACTCATGTTGCTGGTACTGCTGGAGGTAATACTCAAGGATGGGCAAGAGATGCAAACCTTTATAATCTAGCATTTAGTACAGACCTAGTTAATAATCGATCTGGTACATCATATTCTTCTTTTGCAGTTTATCTTTTTGATTATCTAAGAGAATTTCATAAATGGAAGGGTATTAATAGTAAGACAGGAAGAAAAAATCCAACCATAACAAATCATAGTTGGGGTTATAGTCAAGGTAGTCCAGATCTTAATAGTATTACGAATGTTAATTATAGGGGAACTGATACAACAGTAACAGGATCAGATGCTGAAAGAAAAACTATATTGGAAGCAAATGGAGTTCCTTGTCCATATAATACCACTTTGTGGAGAGTTCCTGTAAGAGTATCTTCTGTTGATGCTGATGTAGAAGATGCTATAAAAGATGGTATTATTGTTGTCAGTTCTGCTGGCAATTCTTATTGGATGATGGATTTATATGGTGGACCTGATTATGATAATTACTATAATATTGGTGCTACAGCATATTATCACTCTAAAGGATCAAGTCCAGGATCAGCTGCTGGTGTAATTTGTGTTGGATCTGTGGGTGATGTTAAGGATGAGTATAAATCAAGTTTTAGTAATATAGGTCCAAGAGTTGATATTTGGGCACCTGGATCAAATATCATTTCTTCTGTTTTTGATAGTACTGCTGCTACAGAAGGATATGGAACTCTAGTAAATGATCCAAGAGATTCTAACTTTAAACTTGCGGATATTGATGGAACTAGTATGTCTGGTCCTCAAGTAGCAGGATATCTTGCATGTCTTGCAGAACAAGAACAAAATATAACTCAAGAATCTGCAATACAACATATAAAAGATTATTCAAAAATGAATCAAGTTGCTTCCGATGGTGCAGCACCAGGATATGGAGAAGCAGAATTTACATCAGGAGGAACCTATACATGGACTTGTCCTGCTGGTATAACAAATGTATCTGCCGTATGTATTGGTGGTGGCGGTGGAACTAGAGGTGGTGGAGGAGGTGGACTCGGATGGAAAAATAATATACCAGTGGTACCAGGTACAACATATAATGTATCAGTTGGAAGTATAGGACCGAGCGTGAATGGTGGAGATTCATATTTTATAGATGCTGCTACAGTTTGTGGAAAGGGTGGTCTAAAGTCTGTCAATGAAGATGCTAGTGGTGGTGATTTTGTAGGAGATGGTGGTGGAAAGGGCGGTAATGGTTCCTTCTATACTTTTACTGATAATGGCGGTGGCGGTGGAGCAGGAGGGTACTCTGGTAACGGTGGAGATGGTGGATGTTGGCAAAGTCCTCCAGGAACTGCTGGTCAAGGCGGCGGTGCTGGTGGCGGCGCAGGTTACCCTAGTAGTGGTACACAAGGTGCTGGTGGTGGAGGAACTGGTATCTATGGTGAAGGATCTAGTGGTGCTGGTGGAACAGGTTCTAGTGATGCAACGGGTAAAGGTGGTTCTGGTGGAACTGATGGTAGCGATGGTACAGGAGGTTGGTGGGGTAAGCAAGGTGGTAGTTATGGTGGTGGAGGAGGTTGTTGGAGTTCTGGTGGGTATCAAGATCAAGCTGGTGGAGGTGGTGCTGTCCGTATAATATGGTGGACTGATCCATCCACTGCAAGATCATTTCCTTCAACAAATGTAGGAAAAGTACAGTTGTGGTCTGAGAATTATAAGGATATTTCTAATAGTAATAATAGATATCTTTATTTCCAGAAAAAGAGATTAGATGAAGGTATTACATATCCGCATGATAATCAGGGAAGTAATACGCAATCTTCTGGTGTTTCATATCCAAGACCCAATAAAGTTACATACAAAACAGAAATTTACCCCGATGTATATCAGTGGACTTTTGATGTTACTGATAGTGGTGGATTTTATGTCTTTGCTGATTCTTATGATAGATTAGGAACAGTACGTGATACTCCTTATACTACTGTAAGTGTTAAAAAAGGTGATATTATACAATTTAATGTAAATGCTCCTACTCATAATTTCTGGATTAGTAATAGACAAGGAACTGGTATGCCATCACCTTCCGAAACTCCAAGTGGTATTAATGGTAATGGTAATGATAATGCTGCTGTTGTTTGGGATACTGCAAATGTTACTCCAGGAACCTATTGGTATAACTGTCAAAATCACAGCACAATGTATGGAATGATCATCGTAACTGAATCTGGTTATATTCCTGCGTAACATACTTGATAAATAAATAAAAACTCGGCCAAAATGTCTGCAATTATAACCGATCAAATTAGAATATTAAACGCAAAGAATTTTGTTGCTGGTGTAGCTAGTAGTGAGAATTCTTATTATTCCTTTATTGGTCTACCTAATCCATCTGATTATCAGACTAATTGGGACACTGATCCCCCTACTCCAAAAGATTCTTTCAATGAAGAGAATAGTTATTGGGATAGCATGATTGCTATGAAGAAGATTAATAATGCAGATATTAGACAGGTTGTTACAAAGAGAGTTTGGAAGTCTGGAACTAAGTATGATATGTATCGTCATGACTATAGTAGGTCAAATACATCATCAATATCTAAAGCAACTAATTTATATTCAGCATCATACTATGTTATAAATGAAGATTATAGAGTTTATATTTGTCTACAAAATGGAACTAGTCCAGACTATCCTAATGGTCAAATTTCTTTAGATCAACCAACATTTACTGATTTAGAACCAAGGGCTGCAGGAACTAGTAATGATGGATACGTTTGGAAGTATCTATTTACAATTAAACCAAATGAGATTATAAAATTTGAAACAGCAGACTTTATTCCTGTTCCTCAAGACTGGAGTGTATCTGCAGATAATGCTCCTGTTAGGGAAAATGCTATAGAAGGTTCTATTAAAATAGTTACTGTTACTAATGCAGGTGTTAACGTTGGTGCAATATCTACATCATACACTAGGGTTCCTATTAATGGTGATGGTATTGGGGCAGAAGCAACAGTAGTAGTTAATAATGATTTGAAAATAGATTCTGTAACTATTTCTAGTCAAGGATCTGGATATACTTACGGAACTTTAGATTTATCTTCTGGTGGTGTACCTGTTGCAGGTACTGAACCTGAATTTAATGTTATCATACCACCTCAAGGTGGGCATGGTTCTGACATATATCGTGAACTTGGTGCATATAATGTACTTATGTACTCTAGATTGGAAAATGATACAGAGAATCCTGATTTTATAACAGGAAACCAATTTTCTAGAATTGGAGTTGTAGAAAACCCACTTGCACCAAATAGTATAGTGCCATTGACATTAGATAAAGCAAGTGCATTATCTGCGATTAGATTAACTGGTATTGGGTATAGTTCTGCTACATTTACAGCAGACTCTCAATTCACTCAAACAGTAGGTACTGGTCTTACTGCTCTTGGTAGGGTTGTTAGTTATGATCAGGTAACAGGTGTTTTAAAATATTGGCAAGACCGAGTTGGATTTAATACTGTAGGTGCTGCTATAACAAATGCTCCTTATGGATATGAATTAGAAGAATTTACTAGTAGTCCTTCTACTGGTGGTAGTATAATAATTACTCCATCAACAGGTTCCAACTTACAGATAGATTCATCCTTTAGCGGTTTTAGCACCTCTATAAATAATAGGACATATAATCTTGGTCAAGACTTTACTAATGGTATTTCATCACCTGAAGTTAAAAAGTTCTCAGGAAATATAATTTACGTTGATAACAGACCATCGGTTAACAGGTCTGTAAACCAAAAAGAAGATATAAAAGTCATCTTACAATTCTAAAAGGGATTAATAAAGTATTATGCCACAGCAAACAAATCTAAATGTAGCACCATATTTTGATGACTTTGATGCATCTAATGACTACCATAAGGTATTATTTAAACCTGGTTACCCAGTACAGGCAAGAGAGTTAACAACGCTGCAATCCATACTTCAAAATCAAATTGAGAAGTTTGGTCAGCACTTTTTTAAAGAAGGGCAAAAGGTAATACCTGGAAATATATCGTATAATCAGTATTATTATGCGGTAAAATTGAATAATGTATATCAGGGGATACCAGTTTCTGCATTTGCGGATCAATTAGTAGGAACTCAAGTTACAGGAACTACATCTGGAGTTTCTGCTGTAGTTGATAAAGTATTACTTTCTACTGATTCAGAAGAAAATACTCTTACATTATATGTAAATTATGTTGGTGCTAATACATCTAATAATTCTACTCAACAGTTTAGTGATGGTGAAGAATTGACTTGTAATACTACTATTACATCTGGATTACTTGGAAATACTACAATAACGGCTGGAACAACATTTGCATTAACTATTGCTAGAAATAATTCTGCAACGGGATCTGCCTTTATGATAAATGAAGGTGTTTATTTTATACGAGGCCAATTTGTATCTGTAAATACCGAGACTTTAATTCTTGATCAATATACTAATACATCAAATTATAGAATTGGATTAAATATTGTCGAGGAAGTTATAAATGCTGATTTAGATGAAACATTAAATGATAATTCACAGGGATATAATAACTATGGTGCACCTGGTGCAGATAGATTAAAAATAACAGCAAGTCTATTTAAAAAATCTTTAGATGATTTTGATGATAATAATTTTATAGAATTAGCAACAGTAAAAGATGGAGAACTTAGATCTGACAAAAAATCAGGATCTGCTGCTGCTACACCTTTTGATGATACTGTAGCTAAGAAGATATTTGATACTGATGGAGATTTTACGGTTAAAGAATTTGAGAGTGCTGTTGCAGAATCTTTAGATGATGGATTGGGTAATAAAGGAGTATTTAAAGAAGGAGAATTTACTTATGGTGGAACACCTGCTTCTGATGATAATTTAATTTATAAGATGTCTCCAGGTAAGGCATATGTTCGTGGGTATGAAGTTGAGATTCCAGAATCAGTTTTCTTAGATGCACCTAAAACACGTACAACAAAAGAAGTAAAAGATGAAGCAATTCAATATAATACAGGAGCAACGTTTAGATTAAACAATGCAATGGGTGCTCCCGTTATTGGATTGGGTAATACTTATACAGTAAGTCTAAGAGACAAGAGGATGAATACTGTAGGATCATCTACTCCTGTGAATGATGGTCGTGAAATTGGTGTTGCTAGAGTATATGATTACAAATTAGAAAGAGGTGGTTCTAGTGATTATGCTCCTCTTAATGAATATGGATTAAGTCTTTATGATGTACAAACAATAACTACTATCACTTTAAATGATAATATTACTTTAACACTTCCAACTTTTGTTAAGGGTAGAAGTAGTGGTGCTACCGCATGGCTAAAAGATGCTGTTACTGGTAGTAAGACATTAGATGTTTATGAGCAAGAAGGGCAATTTATACCAAGTGAATCTTTATCATTTAATGATGAACCTAACGGTAGAATTTCTTTAGGTGTAACTTCATATGGAATATCTGATATTAAAGCAATTTATAGTCAAGGATATACAGGATTTAGTACTTTTTCTGGTGATATAGTACAAGTTCCAACAAAGCAGATCGGTATAGCAAGTATTACTGGAGCACATTCTGGTTTATCTACAGTAAGTATTGGTTTCAATAACCCAGTAGATACAATTTTTAAAGAAGGAGATTTAGTATCATTCACTAATCCTTCTTCTACAAAAGAACCAGTAATGTCTGTAGTTCAATCTACAGAATATCTTGGTCCAGATAGAGCATATCCTAAAAATGATTTAGTAGTTCAGCAAGTATCTCCATTGATTAATGGTGTTACTGGAGCATTACCAACAGTTCATATAACAGCAACTGATTTTGCATTACTTAAATCTACATTATCAGAATCAAAAGATAATTCATTATACACTCCTCTTCCTAAAACAAATATATCTGATGTAGATCTTGGATCTGCTTATATTAATATACGTAAATCTTTTGAGGTTAATATTACTAATGGAGAATTTAATTCAGCTACTATCCCAACTGCAGGAGAAGATGAGTTCTTCTTACCTTTTGATGAAGAAAGATATAGTTTATTTGATACTAATGGATTCCCTATTGGTATAAGAGAAGATATGTTTTCCGTCTTTACTGACGGTAATGGAAGAAGTGCTTTTAAAATAGAGGGACTTAATCCTAGTGCAATTTCTGGTGATTGTAAGGTACTTAGTACTATACAAAAACAAAAACCAAAATCTAAATTAAAGGTTAGGAATGCTGTTCTTAATGTTACTATTGATAAATCAAGTAATCCTCAATCTGGTATAGGAAGTACTACTGCAAATGATGGATTAACTTATGGTGCTTATCCATATGGAACAAGAGTACAAGATTCATTAATCTCGTTAAATCATCCTGATATTATCAATTTATATGGTATTTTTGAGTCAAAGGATACAACTGAACCATCTGCTCCTAAATTAAAATTAGGAGATATTACTAGTCCTTCAACTACTACTTCAGATCTTTTAATTGGTGAAGTTATTAAAGGAGAATCTAGTGGAGCAATTGCTATAGTTGCAGAAATAATCGATGCAGATACAATTACATTTCTTTATAGAAATGAAGAGATGTTTAAAGAAGGTGAAAGAATAAAATCAATTGAATCTAATATATACTCAACAATTACAACATTAACTGTTAGTAGTTTTAATATATCAGATAATTATACTTATGATGATGGGCAACAATCTAGTTTCTATGACTATGGGGTTATAAAACTTAAAGAGGATAATGAGGCACCTTCTAAACAGATTAAGGCTTATTTCTCAACAGCATCATATAATGCAACCGATACTGGAGATATAACAACTGTTGATTCTTATAAGAATTTTGATTTCTCTAGAGAAATTAGAACAGTTGATGGATATAGAAATACTGATCTAATTGATATTAGACCAAGAGTTGATACTTATACTGTAGTTGAGGGTGCTGAAAGATCTCCTCTTGAGTTTTATGGTAGAGAATTTACTCAAGCAGGTAATTCTGCTACGAATGTACTTGCATCTGATGAATCTCTAATAACAACTTTCTCTTATTATCTTTCAAGAATTGATAGAATTTTCTTAAATAAAGATGGTACATTCCAAGTAGTTTATGGAGAGGCAGCAGAACAACCAGAATACCCTAACAAGGTTGATGATAGTTTAGAAGTATGTCAAGCAATTCTTCCACCTTACATTTACGATGTATCTGAAGTTTCTATTAACTTCTTATCTCATAGAGGTTATAAGAATTCTGATATTAGAAAATTAGAACAAAGAATTAAAAATCTAGAATATTATACAGCACTTTCATTATTGGAAACTAATACCAATAATATGTTTATTGCTGATAAGGATGGGTCAAACAGATATAAAGCAGGATTTTTTGTAGATAATTTCTCTTCCTTTAATTCACAGGAAGATGGTATTCCTCTTAGCAATAGTATTGATCAAGCAAATAAAATTCTTAGACCAAAACATTATACAACTTCAATTGACTTAATATTTGGACCTGTTACTGATACTGATCCTAATGACGATTTAGAATTTTCTGATATCGAAGGAATCAATGTTAAGAAGGGTGGTGATGCTCTTACTCTTGATTATTCTGAAATTGAGTGGTTAAAGCAAGCATTTGGAACAAGAACTGAAAGTGTAACACCTTTCATGATACCTTTCTGGCAAGGTTCTATTGAGTTAACTCCTGCTGGAGATACTTGGGTAGATACTGTAAGAATTGGTGCTAGAATAATTAACCAAGAGGGTAATTTTGCCGAGGTTATGTCTCGTGCATCTAGGCAGTTTAATGTAGATCCTCAAACAGGATTTGCACCTACTATTTGGAATTCTTGGACAACTACATGGACAGGTGTAGATACTCAGCAATGGAGTCAAGTTACTAATAGAACTATTAGTAGACAGAGAATGAGAGCAGGAAGAAGAGAATTTGAAAGAACTAATACACAAGTAACACGTTCTACAATGCGCCAAGATTGGCAGAGAAGTAGGCAGACAAGGCAGGGAACTAGAACTCTTGTTGTAGAGCAAATTGATAACACTTCACAAGGTAGTAGAGTAGTAAGTAGAGATCTTTCACCTGCAATAAGATCTAGAAACGTTACTGTTGATGGTACTAGATTTAAACCTAATAAGCAGTTATATGCTTTCTTTGATGGTCAGGATGTTACTAAGTATGTGGTTCCTAAGTTATTGGAAATCAGCATGACTTCTGGTTCTTTCCAAGTTGGTGAAACTGTTATTGGTGAATCATTTAGATCAGGAACACAGAGTTCTTGGCCAAGTAATGGTATTCCATCTATTGCCTTTAGGGTTGCTGTACAAAATCATCAGAGTGGTGTTTATACCAGTCCTACAGAAACATATTCAGAAAATCCTTATACTAATTCAGTTTTATCATCAACCTATACTGCATCATCAACTTTATTAAATATTGATCTTTATTCATTATCAAATGAACCTCAAGGTAATTTCTCTGGATGGGTTGAGACTGATATGATTCTTCGTGGTCAAAGTAGTGGAGCACAAGCAAAAATCACTAATGTAAGGTTAATTCCTGGTCTTGGTGGAGTAATGCAGGGTTCATTCTACATTCCAAATCCAAATACTACAAATCATCCTAGATTTGAGACAGGAACTAAGGTATTTACTTTAATTGATAATAAAAATAATATAGTTAAAGGTGCAGATACAAGGGGAGAGGAAGAGTATATTGCTCAAGGTTTTGTTAATACTGTACAGGAAACTATTATTTCTGTTAGAAATGCTAGAGTAGAACAAAGAGCTACTAATGATAATAGAACCACTCGTACTAGAATAGGAGCTACACAAGTTGTTAATACTAGTACATCAACTAGAACTAGTGATCGTACCATTAGATGGCATGATCCTCTTGCACAATCATTCCTAATTGATGATGAAGGAGGAATTTTCCTAACAAGATTGGATGTATTCTTCAAATCTAAAGATGATATGGATATTCCTGTTGTTCTACAAATTAGATCAACGGATAAAGGATATCCAACACAAAAAATTGTTCCTTTCTCAGAGATAGCATTATCACCTAAAGAGGTTGTTCTTTCTTCTGATGGATCTGTTGCAACATCATTCCAATTTAAAGCTCCACTTTATCTTGAAGGTGGTAAGGAATATGCAGCATGTTTACTATCTAACTCTACAAAATACAGCGTATTTATTTCTAGAGTTGGTGAAGAAGACTTGATTACAAAAGCATATGTTTCACAACAACCATATCTAGGGTCTCTGTTTAAATCACAGAATGCTTCTACATGGGAACCAAGTCAGTGGGAAGATCTTAAGTTTACAATGTACAGAGCAGATTTTGTGGAATCTGGTACAGTAGAACTTTATAGTCCAGAACTTGCTAAAGGAAATGATCAAATTGCAAAACTTCTTCCTGATTCTCTAAGTGTAAAATCTAAGAAAATAAATGTAGGTTTAGGAACTACAGTAGCGGATGCAACTCTTGAGTTTGGAAATACCATATCTCAATTGGGATCTAAAGCAACAGGTAATTTTGTTGGATCTGCAGGATCTATTACAACACTTTTTGGTACTAATACTGGTATAGGATATACTCCTATTAGTGGTAGTCAAAGCTATACTAATGTACCTTTAGTCACTATTAGTGGAGAAGGTAGTGGTGCTATATGTAATATTACTGTTATTTCTGGATCTATTACAGGTCCAACTATAGTTGGAGATGGTGGTAAAGGTTATCAAGTCGGTGATGTTCTTACAGTACACCCAGGAACACAAAAATCTGGTGTTAATGGTCAAATAACTGTTACTGGTATTGGAAATACAACTCAGTTAATTTTAGATAATGTCCAAGGTGATTTCATTATTGGTGCTGGTCATACCTTACAACTTACAAGAAGTACTGGTATAACTACTGGATTAAATGACTTTAATGGTGGAGATGCTCAAGTAGCAACTGTTGATACTGTTACCGATGGTTTGCATGTAAAAGTTAATCATCAAAATCATGGAATGTATTTCCAAAATAATTCAGTTGGTATTAGTAATGTACAATCAGATATTGCACCAACTAGATTAACTGCACCATATACTGTCGATTCTAATGCTGGTATATCAGTTGAGGATGGAAGTATATTTGCGGAATTTGAGAATGTTGGTGTTGGAACTACTAATAGAGGATATCTATCAATAGGTGATGAAGTTATTGAATATACAAATGTAACAGGTAATGTTATATCTGGGTATATTGGTAGAGGGTCTAATGTAGTTAAGCAGGATTATCCTACAGGTACATTAGTCTATAAGTATGAACTTGGTGGAGTCAATCTTAAGAGGATTAACAAAACTCACAATCTTAACGATGTAACAGTAGCAGATCCTATCAATTTTGATTATTATAATGTTAAAGTTGATATGTCTGAGAAATTTAATACAGACAATGATGACAGAAGTAATGATGTTGGTTACCCTGCACTATACTTCAATAGAACTCAGTCTACTGGTGGTGATTCCATCTATGCAACTCAGAATATTCCATTCGAGATTATTACTCCAATGGTTCAGAATTTGACTCCTAAAGGAACTACTTTATCAGCAACAGTAAAGACAGTTACTGGACAGAGTATGAGTGGTATTGAGACTCCTTGGGTTAATTATGGAAATGAGTCTGTTACTATAAATGGTGTAAATTATATGGATAGTCCAAGGTTAATTGCATCTAAAGTTAATGAAGATAATGTATTAACTAATGTGACTACTGGTAATAAGTCACTTAATATGAAACTATCTCTTAATACTACTGATAGTAGATTAAGTCCAATTATAGATACTCAAAGATTAAGTGCAGTATTAACCTCAAATAGAGTCAATAATGTTATTACTAATTACGCAACCGACTCTAGAGTTAATACTATAGGCAATGATCCATCAGCATGTAAATATATTTCTAAAGAAATATCAATGACTAATGGTGCTTCTTCACTAAAAGTTATTGTTGATGGTTTCCTTAATGCGTCATGTGATCTAAGAGCATTCTATGCTATTAGTGATAAGGAAGGATTTAGTCCAATCTTTGTACCTTTCCCAGGGTATAAAAATACTGATCCTAATGGAAATGTCAAGAGAAAAGCATCTTGGCAATCAGGACAGCAAAATAAAATTGCTACAGAAAATAATGATGGTAGATCTGATACTTTAGTTCTTCCTCAGAATGAATATACATTTGCTCCTGATGATACTGAATTTAATTCATATACATTCAGTATTGACAATTTACCTTCATTCAGGTCTTATAGAATTAAATTTATCATGACATCAACAAGTCAAGTATATGTGCCACAACTACGTAATCTTCGAGTACTTGCATTAGCATAATGTATAAAGTAAAGGATCATTCGGATCTTGTTCGAGATCCTCATAATAATGCTATAGTGAATACAAATTCATTAGATTATGAGAAGTATATTTCTAGACGAAATTCTTCTAATCAAAAAGATATCAGAGTTGATACTATTGAAAGTGATTTATCATCTTTAAAGAATGAAATTAATGAAATCAAATCACTATTAAAGGAGTTGGTCACGAATGTCAAATAAAAATATAACATTTAATAGTGATGCTGGTGTTCCTGCAGCTGCTAATTTAGTAATTAATACTGGATCTAGTTTTGAGACAACATTCACTGTTGTTGATACTAGTAATACTGCCTTTGATTTTACAGGATATACTGGAACATCTCAGATAGCAAAGAGTGTTGCCGTGGGTGCTACATTAGGTGCTGTAGGGACATTTACAGTTGGTGTCACAAGTGCATTGGGTGGTAAGATAAAAATCTCAATGTCAGAATCTGATACTAGAACATTATCAGAAGGAAGACATGTTTATGATGTAAATGTTGCAGTTGGATCAACTGTTAGTAAGTTAGTTAATGGTAATATTCTCGTTTATGCAGGTATCTCTTCTACACCTTCCTAAATAATTTCACAGGAATAATAAATACATGGCTCAACCAGCAAGTAGACAAGAATTAATAGATTACACTAAGAGGCAACTAGGTGCCCCTGTGTTGGAGATTAATGTTGCCGATGAGCAAGTAAATGATTTGGTAGATGATGCTATTCAATATTTTCAAGAAAGGCATTTTGATGGTGTAGCAGCAACATTTTTAAAATATAAATTAACACAGAATGATGTTGATAGAGGAAGGGCAAGAGGTGGAAATAATGATCCAACAGCAGGTATAACAACCACAACAGCAACAGCAACTATTGATGATGTTGCAATGGAGTTTGATTGGGAAGAGAATAGTAATTACTTACAAGTGCCACCAGAAGTTATTGGTGTTACTAAGATATTCCATTATGACGGTACAAATGCCATGTCAAGTGGTATGTTCAGTATTAAATATCAGATGTTTTTAAATGATATTTACTATTGGGGTGCAACAGAATTATTAACATATGCAATGACAAAGACTTATTTGTCAGATATTGATTTCCTATTAACAACTCAAAAACAAATAAGATTCAATCAGAGACAAGATAGATTGTATATGGATGTTGATTGGAGTAATGTTCAGGTGGGTGATTGGATAATTATGGATTGTTATAGAGCAATGAATCCTGCTGATTATACTAGAGTATGGAATGATTCATTCTTAAAAAAATATTTGACTCAATTAGTGAAACGTCAATGGGGTCAAAATTTACTTAAATTCCAAGGAGTTAAACTTCCTGGTGGTGTTGAGTTAAATGGACGGCAAATCTATGATGATGCTCAAAAAGAGCTTGATAACCTCAAAGAACAGATGTCCAATACTTATGAATTACCACCATTAGACATGGTAGGTTAATATCATGGCACTTAATCCATATTTCCAGCAAGGTGCGAGGTCAGAACAAAACCTGATACAGGATATCATCAACGAACAGTTGAGGATGTATGGTGTTGACATCCATTATATGCCAAGAAAGTATATGGATGAGAAGACAGTTATAAAAGAAGTAGTATCATCCAAATTTGATGATGCATATCCTATAGAAGCATATATTGATAACTTTGATGGTTATGGAGATAATCCTGTTTTATTATCTAAATTTGGTATTCAACAGACAAATGAAGTAACTCTTATAATATCAAAAGAAAGATTTGAGACATATATTTCTCCATTAATGAAAGGGGAAGAGAATGTAAAATTAACAACTAGACCCAAAGAAGGAGATTTAATTTATTTCCCATTAGGGGATAGATTATTTGAGATTAAGTTTGTAGAACATGAGAAACCATTCTACCAGTTACAGAATACTTACGTTTATGAATTACGTTGTGAACTCTTCCGTTACGAGGAT